CTGGAACACGGTAGCCGTTGCTCCGTCAGGTACTGGGTATGTTCCTACACCACCAATTAACTCATCATAGAAGTCTTTGATGCAGAACCCATGAAAAACACCTGATACGGGCATGGGGCCTGGCTCTGTCGCATTAGAAGTAATTCGATATCTGGCAGAAGCGACATCTCCTGTCTGTACTGGGGTGCCTGCCGCACCCAACTGAGTAGAAGCATCCATAGCCGTTAAGCCATCCTGATCCTTCTTCCTCATCATTGCCTCACCAGGCATAGCTCCCATCCTTGCAAGAACCTTGCTACTGACGTTACGCATGGTCTTGTCCGTGATAAAAGTCTGTATCTGTACCATTTCTGGCGTTATGGTGATTGCCGAATCGTCGTATAGCTGTGGGTTATCGAGCACTGTGTTCTCTGTTACTGCCTGGGCAGACAGATTAGCAAGCAGAATTTCCCTCCAGCTTGTTCCCGTGTTGGCGTCTAGCTCTACACGGTCAACGAGTTGTGGCACAACACCGTCAAATTGTCTTCTTGATCTAGCTGCTGCAGCAATCGTATCAAGGCTGTCAGCTAATGATCCTGTTGTTGTATTTCCTGCGGCCATTAGTAGGCCCTCCTTATCAAAAAGTCTTTACTACGCTGTCCAGTCTCTATTGGCCTGTACGAGCAAGTAGTCTACGTCTAGGTTCTCAATAGCAGCACCCTTGGCCTCAACGCCTAAGCAAACACCCATAACGGTGGTTGTTGATACTGCTCCTGTCTTTGTTTGCTTTAGAACGCCGTCTATATACCATCGTGCCGTACCATTGGTGTCTATTTCTAGGCGTAGTACTTGCCATTCGCCAGCGACGGCATCGTCGTCAGCGTCTATTGCAGTGGAATCTGTTTCACCTGTGGTGGAACCACCGTTGTACACCATGTGCCAGTCTTCATCGTCGGTAAGTTCCGCCGACAAAAGAAAACCACACAAGTCACTAGCAGTCAGGGTTATTGTTGTGCTAGCGCCGTGTATTAGCGTTCCCTCAAGATTCAGGGTATTGGGGTCTATATCACTCAAGCCAAAAAATACTTCTTTCGTATCCAAGTTATCAAGTTGAACGCGAGCTTCTAAAACGATTGGCCCCATCAAACTTGCACTGAACCCAGTGGCGGTTCCTACCATTGTGCAGTGGTTATCTTCGTTGGTCGTTGTGATACGAGCAGCACCGCTAACCATACCAGCTATTACTGGCACACCAGCGTCTACCTCTGCATTGCCTTGCCCTCCCACAACGAATGGGCCATAGCTACGGGTTTCTGCTGTATTGGCTATGTTGTCCTCAGTGTAAAAATCACTGAATAATTCAATTCTTCCTCTGTCACTCTGTGGCATTGCGTTTCTCCTTAAACAAAGTTGTTACTGAAGGGCGTCAGGCATGAGGATCATAAATAATCCAGTCGCTTGCCTGCTTCCTCCACACGTTTGCTCCATCGGATTTCTCCTCGCCCAAAGGCGTCCCATGTCGCTTGATCGCTCTGGCCTCCACCGCTGGCAGGAGTGCGCTCATTAAGAGACATCCCTGTTTTACGAGGTGAAGATAGGCTTTTCTTGACGATATCCAGTTCTCTTAATGTGTCTCGTCGGCGAACCTCTGCAATATCAAACTTGCCATCTTGATATGCCTGTACTGCCTCGTTCCACATGGCGGTAATATTCTCCGCTCTGGGGTCTTCAAGTTCTTCACCAAGGCCAAGAGTTTTACCTTCTTCTTTAAGTTGGGCCTGCATGGCAACCATCTGGGAACGCATGTCTTCCTTAATATTAACAACATCAGCAGCGTTGTAGATTTCGTTGACGCCGCGTTCCACTTCTGATTCAACATCATCATCGTCGATTTCCCCTGTATTGAGGCGTTTAACGAGGAGTGTCACCATTTTGTGGGTATCGGCGTGGAGAGCGTCTTTCTGACGCTGCTTCACCAGCTGTATGTCCCGACTGCGCTGATCCTGTTCGTTTTTCTCCCTGGCTACCCGTTCACGATCCAACTGTGCCTGTGCTTGTTCGTACAGAGTCTTATAATCATCAGGTTCCTCGGCTTCCTGAGTCACCTCTTCTGCTTGAGATTCTTCTCGAACCTCTTGCACTGGACTGTCTTCCAAGTCGCTGATGTTGTCTCCGCCTAATTCGCCAAGCTGTACCATTACTGCATCTCCTTCTGGCTTACCCTGTGGGACTGCCAAAATATTCTATGCTGTGTACTAAATACCATTATTTGCGCCTTGTGTCAATTAGGTTGCCTTCGTCTGGTTGCTCGCCTAACACGCTCGGTCTGAGGCGGTGGCGTACCGATGATGCCCAGAGGGCCTGTGCCTCCTGTGCCTCCTGTGGAAGTGCGAGGTCGCTTAATGGATATAGGTCGCGGGCTTCCTTCGGCTTCTCTCGCCTGTTGCTGATAGTCCTCGCGACCCGCGATGCCAAAGAAGTCCATTAAGGATTCAGGGCGTCCTTCTAGGAGCCCTTCCCGTATTTCCTCAAACGTAATAGGTACGGCCAGACGCTCTGCAGCGCCATACGTCACACCCCACAGGGAGCCAGCAGTAATATCACCAGAGTCAGGGTCTCTCCACGCAAGCCTGTCACCGTAATCATACGTCACACCACGAGTGAGTAACTCCTCTGCTGGCGTTTTTACTTTGAGCAGAATACTCCTCTTAGATTCGAGGTAGTGCCTCGCTTCATCAAAGGCGGAAAAATATTCGCCTCTAAGCATATGGTCGGTGATCCTTGCTTGGGCGCGGAACAATGTGTAGAAAGGGCCGTAAAAATTGTAATACGTCTTGCCGACTGTGAACTGCATCCAATCTGGCTCCTCTGGCTTGTCGATGTTCGGTAGCTTGCCATTCAAGGCATATGATGCCCCAATCGTTAGTGCCGTAGCCCCTGCCAATAGCGACCCCACTGCCATGCGCGCTTCGTTGGCTCCCTTTGAAGACCTGAGAGTCGGCGAAAGGAACGCCTGCGACAGGAGTCCGATATTAGACCGCATGAACCGAGCTGCGAAAAAGGCAAGAGACTCGACAATTTGTTGTTTTGGCCGTACACCCAGTATGGCATACGACTCTGTGCCCATTTGTTTGCGGATAGCACTCCCCAGGCTCACTAAGTCATCCCAGTTGGTTTCTATATTAGGCTTGGTGACGTCGCGCCCTAAGACGCGCATCCGTCCTGCTTTATATAGTTCTGTCTGGCCGACAAATATAAACGACTCAAATGACCTGTTAAATGCTCTCATGGCCTTACCTAGAATCGGTATTCTGAGGGGCAGAGTTCCAAAGCCACGTTGAGCAAACAGGTATTCGGTAGGAGGCGATATGGCGCCAGCGCGTATACCTTCGTCAATAATTTCATAATGCTGTGCAGTATAGTTGTCGAGATTTTTAACCAGCGAGTTGACGGCATAGTATTGTGCTTTCCACCACGCCACATTATTTCTGAAGAAGAGTGTCTGGCCTTGAATGAATCCAGCACCAATGTCCAGATTGGTTTTCGTTGCACGGAGCATACGAAACGCCTCGTTCGTAGTATTGACTTCTTTATCGAACATGCCCCTCGACTTACTGAATTCTCCTAGCCGCACCCGATTTCTGATCTCTTGCTCCAGTGCCTCTGGGACAATACCAATGGACAATTTCACTTCACCGCTGTCTAGTTCCATACGTCCTCTTTCGCGCTCCAAGGTCTTAAGGCGGTGCCATGCCCTTGCTTGTTGTGCCATGGCGGATCGCAGTACCTGATGGCGCTCAGGAGAGACTCCTTGCGTCTCAATGGCCTGGCGGGCATTTTCGACTATTGTCCTAGCGCGTCTTAATGCTGTCCGTGCACCAGGAATAGCCTCGCCTACGAGTCTGGGTGTTACCTGTCTAACAAGCAATTCCCCTGATTCATCCCGCAACTCCTGTAGTTGTTTTTTGGCCATCGCGTCGCCTGCTGCCTCAATGCCTGCATGAAGCCTCGACACCAGCCTTGTCCGTGGGTTAGTGTCGTACTTGAACCCCAACGCAGTCGCTTCGTCAATATCTTTGAATGCTCGGTGATGAGTCCAGCTTTTAGATCGCCGCATGTGAGCTTGCAGTTTCTCGACTGCTTCGCCAGGGCGTTTAAGCACTATACGGTTCCAGTACATTTCACTTAATTCCTTCGCGTCCACGCCCAAATCCTGAGTCTGGCGAAGAATTGATGTCTGCATATCAGAGCCAATGCGTAACACCTTTTGCTGGGCATCAGTGAAAGGCATGTATCTTTCGGGATGCTCGATAAGGTCATCAATCGTGCCGTAGTTTTGTGCATTGGTATCAATCCCTTTGTTGGCGGGCTTAACCTTAGTGGCTCGCCATACACCTTTAATCTCTTGAAAATCTAGGTGACGCGTCACATCCACCCAATATTTGGCAACTGCTGCGGTTGCCCTACTCATTTCATTCGCCTTAAAGACGTCCAGCTTATAGCCTATCCACGCGATGGGATTCTCTCGATTCATCAGGACGGGACTAAATCGCTCTGCCAGATATCCCCCTGTCGCTAAAATGCGCCCTTTTATGCCAGCAAGGCTTGTGAAATTCCTTGGTGCTCCTGGGGGCACCCTGAACAAATTGAGGAATTTACCAGGCTGACTAAGCAGGGATGCACTTTGATCCAAGGAGCCCATAGTGTATAGGTCTTCTGCATTTTCAAGGGGCCGCCTTGCATTAGCCGACTTCTGTGCGGGAAAGCGGTGCATCGTATCCAGCATATAATCCCAGACTTCCTCAGTGGAACGCCTGATGTCGCCCGTCATCGTGGGAATCTCGGCAGATGGATCAATGGTTTCCTCACCTATATTCTTTGATGATGGGGTTGGTCTGCGAGGAATGTCCTCAGCAATCCGCGGAGCAGGGCCACTCCATTGCTGGATAGACACTGGGCCTTTTGGTTGTACGTCCGTAACGGCACGAACATGGGTGCGCATATCCATCCCAACAGATCGTATTTGTGCGTCAGATAACGCAGGAAATTGATCTCTCAGAAACTTCATATGCTCTTTGTCACGGGGAGACTTCTTTCCTCTTGTGCCAACAACAAACAGAGCCTTATCTGTGTCGTCGGCAAACTGCACCTCGCGGCGACGAAAGGTTACTGATGCTTCTGTAAGGTCGTCAGGCAATCTGGCACCCGTTGTGGTTGTGGGAGGCGGTGGCGGTGGTATATCAGCTTGCTTAATCGTATTCATAATGCGATCAAGTTCACGTTGCTCATTCGCCGCGGTCTGGCCGAGCTCCCTTCGTGATGCCTTTGGCGCAGCCTCCAATGCCCGAAAAGCCTCGTCTCGTATGGTGCGTTGTGCCTGATATTGAGTGAACAGGCCAGGGTCAATCGCTTGTGCCAGGCTGTCCTGCATTGACTCTACGTGATCTTGGATAGTTCTGATGACTGATGGGTCAACAATGTCTGTGCCACTTTCGTCGCGTATTGTCCTGAAGACAGATTGGCCAGGCAATAGTGCAGACATTTCTTTTTTTGTCTTTGCAGATATGGCAACGCCTTTTTGCCTGATAAGGTTCAGTAGGCGGGAACCTTCGTCTATTTCTCGTAAAAAGTCTTTCGCCCTCGAAAATGAACGCTGTGCCAACGATGCTCCCGCGGGTATTGTGTCCAATCGCAGGCGCCCCTTTGATGCAAGTTGCAACCCTAAGTCCTGCAATGGCTCAAGAACAGATGGGGCATTCATCAGAGCTTTGCCAGTTCCCCTGACGGCACCTCCAGCAGCGCCACGTATCATCCCTGCAGTGACTCCGAAAAGCTCTGCAA